CAGGTCTTGACGCTGGATCTATTAAACTATTTGATACAACTAATGCAACCAATGCTTCTTCTGGTACTCTCATCGTTGGTGGTGGCGCTGGTATCGGTCTTGATCTTTATGTTGGGGACGATCTGGTTGTTACCGACAATGGCTCCTTCGGGGGTAACGTTGGGATTACTGGTACACTGGATGTCACCGATGACTTCGCAGTTTCCACTACATTTACTGTAGATGCAGGGACTGGTAATACATTTGCTAACGGCACATTCAATGTCAATGGTAATGCACAGATTGGTAACCAGTCAGGTGACTCTCACACTGTTAACGGCACAGTCCAGTTTAACCAAGCACTGACTGCTGCTGAGAGACTTAATATTCGCGACCTTAAGGTCGGCACAGATGCTGCTAACGAGATCGGCACCTCTTCAGGTAACCTGATTCTTGATTCAGCAGCTGGCACAGTCAATATCACAGACAATGCTGACGTAGATGGAGACTTAAATGTTGACGGCAATACTCAAATCGATGGCACTCTTACTGTTGATGGTAATGCTACTATTGGCAACCAGGCAGGAGATAACCACATCGTTACTGGCACGGTTACATTTAACCAAGCAATCACCAGTACTGACATCACCGCCGACGCGATCCAGATCGGGGTCGATGCTAACAATGAGATTAGTACCACAACTGGTAACCTCATTCTCGACTCCGCTGACGGAAAGGTCCACATTACAGACAACGCCGAGGTTGATGGCAACCTTCAGGTAGATAGCAACACAACTCTGGGTGATGCTTCTGGCGACACTCTGACAGTCAATGCAACGTCAACCTTTAACGCTCCTATTACTTCTACAGACATTACTGCTGATGCTGTAAGAATTGGTGTTGCTGCTTCTAACGAGATTGACACCACTGCTGGTAACCTTGTCCTTGACTCTGCTGGTGGATCAGTAGACATCACTGATAATGCTACAGTCAGTGGCACTCTGGTCGTATCTGATCAGGTTACTGTCAATGACACTCTACTTATTGATGCTACTAACGAAAACTTTGTCATCAGATCTTCTCTGGTTGACAGATTCACTGTTGACACTGACAACGGTAACACCTTTATTGCTGGCACAACTCAGATCGAAGGTCTGCTAACTGTCAATGATAACATTGATCACAATGGCAATCAGGATACTTCTGGCACATTAACTGTCGGTGGTCGCACCGAGTTGAATGGTATTGTAGATGTTGATGCTGACTTCGCTGTCCGCTCTGGCACTACTGATAAGTTTACTGTTACCTCTGCAACTGGTAACTTCGCTACTGTTGGTAACGGTAGTATCACAGGCACGTTGGCAGTCACTAACACTGCTGCATTTGCTGAGAAGGTTACACTCAGTGCTAATGAAACCGCTAATCGTCTGACTGCTAACGCAGCACTGATGGTTCCTAACGGTGGTATTGCAGTCTACGAAGATTCTTACTTCGGTCAAGATGTATTCATCGGACCTGACCAGAATGAAACCATCACCTTATTCGGTGCTACAGGTAACATCACTGCAGACGGCACAATCACCTCTTCCGTAGTTGCTGCTACTACAGCAAACATTGCTACCGTCAACACGACTTCTAACGTTAACGTTGGTGGATCGATCCTTGTTAACACTAATAAGTTTATCGTCCAAGGATCAACAGGTAACGTTACTGTTGCTGGCACCCTAGACGTTGCGGGTAGAGCAATCATTGATGATACTCTGCAAGTTACACAGAATGTTGACTTTGATTCTGATCTGAATGTTGATGGTGATCAGCAACTAGACGGCACGCTGACTGTCGATAGCACCTCATTGTTTAAGGACAACGTGGTCCTCCGTGGTGCTACTAAGACTCTCAAGTTGCAGAATGGCAGCGGCACTGACAAGATTACACTTAACTCCACTTCAGGTAACGCTGAGATCACTGGTCTTGGCACCCTTGGAAGTCTTGACGTAACAAACAACACCACCATGGGTGGCACGTTGGGTGTTACTGGTCAGATTACTGGTAACGTTACTGGTGACCTGACAGGTACTGCAGACAAGTCAAATCTGGTTGATGTTACTGAGACAGCAACTTCTAACCTTACTTACTTCCCCACATTTGTTTCTGCAACGTCTGGACATACTGAGGTCCGCACAGACTCCAGTAACCTTACCTACAACCCAAGCACTAACACACTTCAGGTTACTAACTTCAAGTCAGTAACTGACTTTGAGATTCAGGGTAACTTGAATGTTACTGGTGCTTTGACCTTCTTCCAGTCGCAGGTTGGTAGTATCGCCAACCACGATACTGGTGATCTTGCAGAGGGCACTAATCTCTACTTCACTGATGAGAGAGTTGATGACAGAGTTAACGCTCTGATCTCAGGTGGCACTGGTATCACTGCTACATATGATGATGCAGGTAATATCCTGACTCTGAGTGCAACTCAGGGTGACATCAACACCGACAACATCACAGAAGGATCTACTGCCCTATTCACCACTGCTGCACGCACAAGGTCACACTTCACGTATGGCACTGGTATTACACATAGTAGTGGCACCCTATCTGTTACCCAATCTGATATTGATACTGATAATGTCACAGAAGGATCCACAAACATCTTCTTTACTGAGTCTCGCGCTAGGGGTGCATTTAGTGCTGGTGGTGACCTGTCTTATAACGCTAGCACTGGCGCGTTTAGTGTAACCACATTTACGACTGCTAATGCTCGTGGCGCTGTAAGTGCTGGTGGCGATCTGTCTTATAACGGTAGCACTGGCGTCTTCTCTTATACCACACCTGACTCGGATGGTATTACTGAGGGAAGCACCAATCTTTATCACACTTCTGGTCGTGTTGATACTCGTATCGCACTTCAAGTTGGCACAAACCTTGACCTGTCTAATCAGGACACTGGTGATCTGGCAGAGGGCACTAACCTCTACTACACCAACGCTCGTGCTGATGCTCGTGCCTCAGCAGCCATCACCGCTTTGGGTCTTGGATCTGCTGCTACAACAGCATCTACTGATTATGCAACTGCTGCACAGGGCGCACTCGCTGCTTCTGCTACTCAACCAGGAGATCTAGGCACTGCTGCTACTACTGCTGCAACTGATTATGCCACTGCCGCCCAAGGCACACTTGCTGCCTCTGCTACACAACCAGGAGATCTGGCAACTGTAGCAACCAGTGGTTCTTACAATGATCTTACTAACCTGCCTTCGCTCTTCTCTGGAGCATACGCTGATCTGACTGGCAAACCTACATTATTCTCTGGTGCATATGCTGACCTGACTGGCAAACCTACTCTGGGTACTGCTGCTGCAACTGCTTCTACTGATTATGCTACTGCTGCACAAGGCACAACTGCTGACTCTGCACTACAAGCAGAGACTATTACCCTCACAACTCTCAAGTCCGTCGCCGCGGCTGCTGCTGATTTCGCAGCATTCCAGGCTGCAATCGCTGCTCTCTGATAACAAATGGCAAAACCTACTTCCAAAGCAGAATTAAAGGAGTATTGCCTCCGTAGACTGGGTAAACCAGTCTTGGAGATTAATGTCTCTGACGATCAGGTCGATGATGCTATCGATTACACTCTGCAAAAATTCCAACAGTTTCATTATGATGGATGTGAAAAAGTTTATCTGAAACATCTGTTGACACAGGATGTCATCGACAGAGCAAAGACCAACACAAACTCAACGTCTGATGGTGGTAATGACATCTGGGCAGAGGCAAATGGGTATATTGAAATGCCCGAGCATATTCTTTCAGTAGAAGGTCTCTTCGGTTTCACCGATAAGGGCACCAGGAATATGTTTGATATTCGTTATCAGATGAGACTGAATGATCTGTATGACTTCACGTCTACTCAGTTCTATAATTACTACATGGTCCAGCAGCACCTGGAAACTATTGACTTCCTGTTGGAAGGCATGAAACCAGTTAGATATAGTGCTGTGCAAGACAGATTGTATATTGACTTTGATTGGAGAGCAGATGCTTTGGTTGGTCAGTATATTGTTATCCACGCATATCGTGCTCTAAATCCAGACACATGGACTGAGATTTACGATCAGATGTGGGTCAAGGATTATGCTTCCGCTAAGATTAAAAAGCAATGGGGAAGCAATATGACTAAATTTACTGGAGTGCAAATGCCAGGTGGTGTGTCTCTAAATGGTGAGATGATTTATAACGATGCTGTAGATGAGCTCAAGACACTAGAAGAGCAACTACGTACAGAATGGGAATTACCACCTCTAGATATGATCGGATAAGATGGCTACTAACAGTTACTTTAGTCAAGGCACAACAGGAGAGCAAGATCTCGTAGGAGATCTAGTGGTCGAGCAGATCAAGATGTTCGGTAAGGATGTTTACTATGTCCCGAGGACGTTGGTTAATGAAGATACTGTTTTTGGAGAAGATACCTTATCAAAATTTGATGGTGCATATCTTCTAGAAGCATACATCGAAGATGCCAATGGGTTTCGTGGCGATGGTGACATGTTTAGCAAATTCGGAGTCAGAATCTCCGACCAAGTTACATTCATTATTTCACGCACTAGGTTTACTGAAGTAGTAGACGACAACCACACACTTATAGTAGAAGGACGACCCAATGAAGGTGACCTCATTCATTTCCCCCTTGCTAACAAAACTTTTGAGATCCAATTCGTCGAGCATGAAATTCCCTTCTATCAACTCGGAAAGATTCATGTCTGGGGTTTACGTTGTGAGCTCTTTGAATACTCTGACGAAGACTTCGATACAGGAGTCGCAGAAGTCGATGCTATCGAGCTCAACTTTGCCAACGCTATCACCGTCACATTATTGGCAGGTGGGTCAGGAGACTTTACCGTTGGTGAGACTGTTACGGGCGGTACCTCCAACACCACAGCTGATGTTAAATCGTGGGATGCTAGTACTGGTAAGTTAATCGTCATCAATCGTGACGGTAGATTTACAATTCCTGAGACCATCACTGGAGATGTGTCTAGTGCATCCTGGACAAGTGCTAATTACAACACCATAAATAATGTGAATACTTCTGACACTATCGATACTAACCAAATTATCGAGACACAGGCAGATGGCATTCTGGACTTTACTGAGGTTAATCCCTTCGGTGAGTTTGGTAATTCTGGAGGCACTCTGTAATGCTAGGCACTTACACATATCACGAAATTATAAGAAAGACAGTTGTCGGATTCGGCACACTGTTTAATAACATTGAGCTTCGTCGCACTAAGGGATCGAAGACTGAAGTTATGAAGGTGCCTCTGGCGTATGGTCCTAAGCAAAAATTCTTGGCACGTCTCCGTCAAGTAGGTGACTTGTCTACACAAGATCAGGCACAGATCACACTCCCTAGAGTTTCGTTTGAGATCGGTGGTATCTCTTATGATCCTACTAGGAAGTTGTCACCTATCTCTGCGATCAGAAATACTAAGACTGACGGCACTAATACAAAGGCATTCATGCCTGTGCCATACAATATCAATTTTGAATTAGCAATCCTTGCAAAGAATCAGGATGACTCTCTGCAAATCCTAGAGCAGATTCTTCCATACTTCCAACCAAGTTTTAACCTCACCATGAATCTGGTCCCAGATCTCGGTGAGAAAAGAGACTATCCTGTGACTCTCACATCAGTAGATTATAGTGATGAATATGAGGGTGACTATGACACTCGCCGCACACTTGTATATACCCTACAATTCGTCGCTAAGACATACCTGTACGGTCCTGTAGGCGACGCAAGTGGCGAAGTCATCAAGAAAGTCCAGGTGGACTATGCAACTACTGTGGACCGTCAGGCACCACGGGAATTGCGTTATACCGTCCAACCAGATCCGCTCAATGCAGATCCTACAGACGATTTTGGATTCTCCGAGTTCTCATCTCATTATGTCGATGCAAAAGATTACAACCCAGTCACAGGACAAGACGAGTAAGTATGACGGCATTGAGGAAGCACTCGATGTCGCTAGCGAAATCGTCCCTGAAGCAAAACCCGAACCTATTGTGCCTGTAGAGAATCCCGTCTCTACTCAGGATCAACTGAAGAAAGACTATGAGTATACTCGTGGCAATCTATACTCCCTGATTGAAAAAGGTCAGGAAGCAGTAGATGGAATTCTTGAGTTAGCACAACAATCCGATCAACCTCGTGCGTTTGAGGTTGCTGGTCAATTGATCAAGCACGTTGGCGACGTGGCGGACAAACTCGTAGACCTTCAAAAGAAAGTCAACGATATCGAAAATCCCAAAAAATCTAAAGAAGTTAACACTACAAACAATACCATGTTTGTAGGTAGCACAGCAGATCTCGCCAAGTTTCTAAAACAACAACGCGATAAATAGAATCGTAGGAGTACGTATTAACAATGTCAGTATTAAATGTCATTGACACCCAAACCATTTCTGCAAGTGGCAGTGGCTACGTTGTGGTGAAGTCAGGTGTCCTCCGCTGCTATGCAGCATCAGCGTCCACTATCAAGATTGATGCTGGTCCTGCCGTAACACTTGCAGCAGGTGAAGCACTGCTCCTGTCTTGCGGTAAGGCAAAGAATGCACAAATCAACGCGATGACTGATGCAGCAGCTGCTGTTATCACCGTCCTTGGTGGTGGCACCCCCGCACATAAGTTTGCTGTTGGAGATTATATCGCAACTGAAGCAAATAGTGATGCAGCGTTTACAAGTGATTTTGTATCTGCTGGATCTGGTGGTAAGAAAGTAACTGCGGTTTCAAATACCACAATCACTACTGACTATGACAGTAGTGCAGCAAGTGCTGATTATGCCCTGGGTACTGCAAAGGTTGCAGCAGGCACTGTCCCCGCACTTAAGCGTGCAGTTAAACTCACTGCTGGAGGAGCCGACGTTGTAGTCGAGCAAGTCCAAGTGGTTGGTGGTTGATCACACTAATTAAATACAGAGAAGCACATGAAATCCTTTTCACAAATCGCTGCCCTCAGTGAGGAAGACTACGACAAGATGAAAGACCGCCAACTAGAGCGTGGTGGTATGGGAGCTCGTAGTAGTAAAGCACCTATTGGTAAACCAAATACGTTTGGTAAGAAACCTGCAGGTAAAACTCCTCTACAGAAAGATGCAGATAAGAAGTATGGTGCTGGCACCTCTGCAATAGACAGAGTAAAGGCAGACATCACTGCTAAGTATGGCAAGGGTGCCATCATGAAGACTAAGAAAGAAGAGACTGACCTGGGAGAAGGTAAGAAAGGTCTCTGGGACAACATTCATGCCAAGCGTAAGCGTGGTGAAGCACCTGCTAAGAAAGGATCTAAGGACTATCCTAAGACTCTCGAAGTGGAAGGTTATGCTCCTGGTGACGTTGACCAGAAGGTTGGCGCAGTAACTGCTATTCCTAAGAAGGATCAGGATGATGCAAAGGCACGCATCCTTGCTAAGACTAAGGCAAAGAGAGCTGCCAAACTACAGAAAGAAAGTGTCTTCGATCAAGTTGACATCTTTGCTGAGTTGAATGATTGGGAGGTCTCACTCCTTAGCGATACTCTTATTGAAGAGATCGTGGCAGAAGTCTTCGTTGAGGAGATGGCAGAAGGTAGAGATATTGATCACGTCACAGAGATGCTCTGTGAGTCTGTTGACTATTCACTGAGTTTACTCACTGAGGTTACCAGTCCTGCTAAGGTCAATGCTCTTCGCTTGAAGGACAAAGCATCTGCTGCTTCTGGTGAAGGACAAAGTGCTGGCAAGGATGCTGGTGCTGAAGCAAGGAGTCGTATCGGAAGTGGTTCTTCATCTAGATCCGATAAACTTGCCAAGGTTAAGAGTGCTGCTCAGAAGGTTGGGTCTGCACTGAAGTCTGGTCTTAAGACTGGCGCTAAACTGGCACGCAAAGGTGCTGTCAAGGGTGCTGAAGTTGCTGGTAAGGCAGCAGGACACGCGAAAAATCTCGCGAAAGACATGGGTAGTGCCGCTAAGAGTGGTTACAAGTCCACCCAATCGTCTTCCCCTTCTAAGGATTCTGAGACTACCTCTTCTAATCCCACTACGTCATCTTCTGATTCTTCCTCTAGCAGCAGTGACTCCTCTTCTAGCAGCAGCGATTCAGGTCCTAAGAAGCCTGGTCTGCTCAGCAGAATTGGTAGCAAACTGAAGCGTGGTATTAAGAAAGCAGTTGGTGCTGGTGCGAGATCCCTTTCCCGTGGTGCTCGTGGAGTAGCACGCAGA